TAGTTGTAAAAGATACATTAGACAATGTAACGTTTTTTAAAGATTATCAAGACTATATTAACCAACTCACTGTTTTTGGTAGTAATACAAAGAATCACTCAGTTGTAAACGAACAAGAATTTTATTCTTGGGATCCGCACATTGACTGGGACAAATTTGTTAACTTTCAAAATTACTACTGGTTACCGTTTGGTCCTGATGTTATTAAAGTTGCAGGCCAACAACAGGCCATCACTAGTACATACACAGTAACTCTTGAGTCTGAAGGTGATAGTTATGAATACATATTCACACCTAATGGAATAACCCGTAATCCAACACTAACATTATTTAAGGGACAAACATATACGTTTGACATTGCAAGCCCCGGAAATCCTTTTAGTATTAAAACACAGCGAACCGCCGGCACGTTAGATAGATACCAACCGTACGGAATAACTAATTTTGCAGTCGAGCAAGGCACAATTACTTTTACAATGCCTCATGACGCTCCGTCTGTTTTATACTATGTTAGCGAAAGCGACATTAATCTAGGTGGAGTTATTCATGTTAAGACAATTGACGAAAACACTAGAATTAATGTAGACACTGAAATTTCAGGAAAGAAATCATATACACTTCCTAACGGCACGCCACTTAGTAACGGCATGAAAGTTAAATTTATTGGAAACGTTAGCCCTGAAAAATATGCGTCCGGAGAATTTTATGTTGAGGGTGTTGGCGCAGAAATTAATTTAATTAAGGAATCCGATTTAGAATTAATTAGTGCATATACTACATCTGAATCGGTGTTGTTTGATACAACACCATTTGATAATTTACCGTTTAGTGATGCAACTGCATTTGCTGGAACCCGCGATTATATTATAATTAATAGAGCAAGCCCTGACAGAAATCCATGGACACGTTACAATCGTTGGTTCCATAAAGATGTTATAAATGCAAGTTCTACTTATAACAACAAAGTACCAAATTTAGACCAGACTGCTAGAGCAGTCCGACCTATCATTGAATTTGAAGCAGGATTGAAATTATTTAATTTTGGATTAACTGCAACTATAGATGTTGATTTAATTGATAATTATACTACAGATGTGTTTTCTACAATTGAAGGTGCATTTGGTTACAATGTTGACGGCACCCCATTAGTTAACGGCCACCGAATTTTATTTACGGCTGATACTGACGAGTTTGTAAAAAATAAAATTTACCGTGTTGAGTTTATTGACGTCCAGCGTTTAAATTCTGGTAGTAGACAAATCCATTTGGTTCTAGAAGAAGAACCAATTGAGTATCAAGTTGCAATTATTAAACAAGGTGTTATTAATCAAGGACAATCGTATTGGTTTAACGGATCAACATGGATTAAAGGACAACAAAAAACTAGTTTAAATCAAGCCCCTCTCTTTGATATTGTAGATAACAATAAAGTTAGCTACGGAGATACTAGTATATATGAAGGGTCAACATTTGTAGGAACTAAATTATTTTCTTATAAAGTTGGTTCAGGAACTAGCGATACTAATTTAGGATTTGCACTTTCTTATAAAAATATTAACAATATTGGTGACATTGTTTTTAATTTTAATATACTAACTGACACTTTTCGATACAAACAATTAGTAGATGTTATTACGGTTAATACCGATATTGGATTTTTAACACGTATCTCTCCAGAAACACGTATTATAAGTTATACTAACGGATGGAAAAAATCAGAAGCTACTGAATACCAAGCTGGCGTTAGAATTTATAAAAATACATACAAGACAGTAAGTAGCAAACAAGTACAAATTTTAAATAATTTTGATATTGACACATTTGACAATAAAGATGATTTAGGTGATTTAGTAGTTAAGGTATACATTAACGGTATTCGTTTAGATAAAGAATTCTGGGATGTTGTTTCCGGCCCTGTTTATAAGAAAGTAGTATTGACTACTAATATTAAGCCAGCAGATGTATTAACAATTAAAACTTTTGCAAGACAACCAATTAATCAAAATGGTTATTATGAAGTTCCGTTAAACTTACAAAATAACCCAATGAATAATCAGATAACTGAATTTACATTAGGTGAAGTAATTGACCACGTTGGATCAATTGTTGATAATCTAAATAACTTTAACGGTAGTTATCCTGGCGCAGGTAACTTAAGAGACTTAGGTAATACTACTGCTTACGGTACAAAATTTGTACAACATAGCGGCCCTCTAGGCTTATCATTGTATCACATTACAAGCCAAGAAAATAACATTATTAAAGCATTAGATGAATCTAAAGAAGATTATAATAAATTTAAAAGAAACTTTATATCAATCATTGATACAATTGGGATACACGATACAAACCCCATAACCCAAGTTAATTTAATTTTAAAAGAAATTAACAAAGATGTTCCAAAGACATCGGCTTATTATTTTAGTGATATGGTTGGTTCAGGCGCCAACATATATAATTCTTATACAGTAATTGATTATAGGATAAAAACATATCCATTAAGTGCAGTATTTAATTTAGATGAATTATCAAATAAAGCAGTATATGTTTATTTAAATGGTACTCAGATGTTATTTGATAAGGACTATACATTTAACGATCAAGGGTATATTGAAATTACAGATGGCGTTAATTTACAAAATGACGATACTATTACTGTTTACGAATATGAAAATACCGACGGATGCTTTATTCCACAAACGCCTACTAAATTAGGAATATGGCCAAAGTATGAACCAAAGATTTTTGTTGATACAAGTCTTATAACACCGAGAACAATGATACAAGGCCACGATGGCAGTTTAGTGTTATCATATGGCGATTACCGTGACGATTTAATTTTAGAATTAGAAAAGCGTATCTTTAATAATGTCAAAGTAAAATACGATACAACTATATTTAACATACACGATTTTGATCCTAGTTATGTTAGAACAACTAATTACAGTTTAGCAGATTTTAACGAAACATTAGCCCCACAATTTTTTAAATGGACGGGATTAGTTAACAAAGATTTTACTAAGCCGTTGTCGTATGATAAAATTAATCCATTAACTTATAATCACAAGGGGTATGCGGCACCAGATGGTAGGCAAATTCCTGGCTACTGGAGAGGAGTATATCGATGGATGCTAGACACTGACCGCCCTAATAATGCACCATGGGAGATGTTAGGGTTTACCTTAGAGCCAGTGTGGTGGACATCAGTGTATGGCCCAGCCCCATATACAAGTGATAACAAGATTTTATGGCAAGACCTTAGTGAGGGATTGGTAAAAGAACCAGGCAAGCCGGTTGTTCAATTAACAAAATATGTTAGACCTTTTTTACTAGATCATATTCCTGTTGACGAAAACGGGAATATAATTAGTCCTATTGATGCAGGCATTGCTAATGGTAGTGGAATTGAAAACAATGCTGATTATGTATTTGGTGATGTAAGCCCGGTTGAATCAGCATGGCGCAGAAGCAGTTATTATCCTTTTGGATTTTTATCTACTATACTACTATTGTCCCCAGCTAAAGTGATAGGACTAATATTAGATAGATCAAGAATTATTAGAAACTTAACAGGCCAGTTAGTTTATAAAGATACTGGATTAAGGATCTCTCCAGCATCTGTAGTATTACCGAGCATTTATTCTAGTACAAGTAGAGTGCAAACTGCCGGTTTAATTAATTATATTGTAGACTATATACTCAGTGATAATTTAAGATCATATAATGCATTTCAGTATAATTTAAAAAATATTAACCCCCAACTAAGTTATCGACTAGGTGCGTTTACTAGTAAAGAAAAATTTAATTTCTTACTGGATAGTAAATCAGCAACAAGCACCGGCGGAATTTTTATACCGCAAGAAGATTTTGATGTAATTTTAAATATAAGTAGTCCTGTTAAAAAAATTACTTATAGCGGTGTAATTATTACGCGGTTACCAAACGGATACGACATAAAAGGTTACAGCAAAACACAACCGTATTTTAAATATTATCCATATCTTAAAGATGGCCCAACAATTAATGTTGGTGGTATTTCTGAAGAATTTTCATCTTGGACAGCTAACCAGCAATATGCATCCGGTAAAATTGTAAAGTATAACAATCGCTATTATAGAGCAAATTCAACTCACCTAACTATTGATGTATTTGAACCTAAATTTTACCAGGCGCTAGCAAGTCTTCCTGTTGTCGGCGGTCGAGAAGCAACCCTTAGAACAGTATGGGATCGAACAACGGTAATAACAATTCCATATAGTACTAAATTTAGAACTGTACAAGAAGTTGTTGACTTTTTGTTAGGCTACGGCGAATGTTTAAAAGACCAAGGATTTATATTTGATAATTTTAACACAACATTAGAAGCTGTAACTAATTGGGAAACTAGCGCAAAAGAATTCCTATTCTGGACAACTCAAAATTGGGCTAGCAGTCAAGACAAGTGGCAAGATTGGCTTCCAAATGTAGAAACTAAGTATCAAGAAATTATAAAATACAATGGAGAATACTATCAAGCTATTCGACTTAGTCCTGGATCTTCAATCTTTATAGATGATGATTTTGAAAAGTTAGATGGGTTATCTACTGTTGGTAGTAGTGTTATTAGTTTAAGTCCGGCGGCATATAGTGTTAATTTCTCAGTGCCATATACAGTAGTTGATGATATTAAAAGTGCTTTTAACGGTTACGAAATTTTTAAAGTTGACGGATCACCAATTGCCCCTACCTTTTTAAATTCTTACAGATCTGATAATGCGGTAAGTTATACCCCAGACGGTACTGACGGTATATTTGGTGTATCATTTTACCTTGTGCAAAAAGAACAAGTTATTCTTCTTAAGAATACTACAATGTTTAACGATACAATCTACAATCCAGAAAGCGGATATAGACAAGAGCGCATAACAGTTTCTAGTTATGTAAGTACTGGCTGGTACGGTTCTTTTGATGCTCCTGGATTTATATTTGACCAAGCTAAGGTACAAGAGTGGGCACAGTGGACTGACTATGCATTGGGTGATATTGTTAAGTATAAAGAATTTTATTATAGTGCTAAGTCTCAAGTTCCGGGAACTGCAGAATTTAATGATGTTAGTTGGATTAAACTAGCAGGCAAACCTAAACCTGCCTTGTTGCCTAACTGGAGCTATAAAGCAGAACAGTTTAACGATTTTTATAGTCTTGATAGTGACAATTTTGATGTGGGCCAGCAAAAAATGGCTCAGCATTTAATTGGATACCAAAAACGTCAATACCTTGAAAACATTATTAAAGATGATGTTAGTGAATTTAAATTCTACCAAGGTATGATTATTGAAAAGGGTACACAAAACGTTTTAAATAAATTGTTTGATGTACTGAGTGTTGAAGGCGAAGAAAGTTTAAAATTCCACGAAGAGTGGGCAATTCGAGTTGGACAGTATGGCGCAAGCTCTGCATTTGAAAATATTGAATTTATTTTAGACGAATCACAATTTAAAAACAATCCTCAAGGTTTTGAACTAGTAACCTCAATCGATCCTGAATTATCTGATTTTATTATCCGCCAGACTTTTAATGATGTTTATTTAAAGCCAGTAGGATATAACAATAATCCATGGGCTACTGTTAAAAATTACAATCCTTATTTACGAAGTCCTGGTTATGTTCGAGCTAATGAAGTTAGTGCAGTTTTAAAAACTATAGAAGATATTGCAAATGAAGATACTGCAAATATTAATAATGGTGATTATGTTTGGGTAGGATTTGCACCTAAACCTAAAGACTGGGATGTCTTTAGATATACTCCTGCATCTTTTGAAGTAGTAAATGCAACCCATGTTGGAGCAGACCAAGAAGTAATCCTTGAAATTAACAAGTTAGCAACCTTGATGCCCGGCACTTACTTAGGTATTGAACATGTATCGTTTAACGGATTTTATAAAGTTAAAAGTTCTATCCTTAACACAATTATTTTAGAATATACACAACCTGATTGGCAGGAATTTGTTCCAGGTACTAGTGTTCAAGTGTTTATATTAGAATCAAAGAGAGTAGGATCAATCGATCTTGCGGACACAGTATTCACTAAAAAAATTAACACCGGTGAGTTATTATGGACTGACAATTCCGGTGATGGACTATGGGCTACTTGGGAATATAATCCAGTATATCAGAAAACACAATTAAAATCTCAAGCACCTACTAAAGGGTTAGGCTTTGGTCAAACAATAAGTTTAAACAAAGCCGGATCAGTGGCGGCAGTATCAACAAATACTGGTGAGATTAGCATTTTTAGCAAAGATAATCCTAGTGTACCTTGGGTTCAAAAGCAGACAATTGCTAAACCAGTTATATCAGATAATGAAAAAATATGGAACAGTATTACTGTATACTCTGTAAACGATATTGTGTTTTATATAAATTCTTGGTACGTTCCAACACAGACAGTACCATTAAATACTCCGCCGGCAACTAATTTAGATTATTGGGATCGGGTTTATTATTCAGATATTACTGCAATGTCCTCAGATGGTACTTGGCTTGCAGTAGCAAGCCCAACTGCCTCAAATGTATTAACTAACGAAGACGGCACAGTAGGAAGGTTAGGAACTCCGTCGGAGTTGACAAAACAAGGAGTTGTATCTATCTATAAAAGAGATAGTAACGGAGTGTATTCTTTAGTCAACACGTTTGTAAGTCCAGACCCAACCGACAATGAGCTATTTGGATCTGCACTATCATTTGGTAATTCTGTGTTATTTGTTTCGGCAATTGGGAACGACAATCAAACAGGCCGCGTTTATCAATTTACTTACGGGCAAACTGTGTACGGAACTGCATTGTATAATCCAATAGGTAGTTTGGATACCGTAATTAAAGTAACCACTACTGCCGGTGTTGCGCCGGGAATGGAAGTAGTTGGCGCAGGATTTACACGCGGGCAGGTTGTTGAAGAAGTACAAAGTCCTACACTACTAAAGCTAAGTGCCGCACCAGATTCGGAGCCAAGCGGCCGATTGAAATTTGTAATAACTGATTGGAGTTACGAAGATTTATTTGGATTCTCTATGGGAGAAACTGTTGGATCACAATTTGGTTTTAGTTTAGATGTTAGCAATGATTCTTCTACACTAGTAGTTTCAGCACCTCAGGATAAAAAAGTATTTGTTTATCAAATCATATCAGGTGCAATGCCGATACATGATCAGACTATAACAGGTGATGATTTAGAGTTTGGATATAGTTTAACAATTTCTGATAATGCAGACTATGTTGGAATTTCGTCAATATTAGCAGACAATACTAAGGTAGATCAAGGTGCAGTATACATTTATAAAAAATCTAATGATGAGTATACCATTACCCAGTCACTAACAAATATTGCACCTGAAGATGCAGGATATTTTGGTAGCAAGATTTCCTTCATGAACAATTATAATACATTGGTTGTTTATAGTGCTGCCGCAAATACATCGGTGGCGACAACTTTTGATGCTAGCGAAACAATATTTGATGACAAGTTAACATCATTCTCAACTCAACACAAAGATAGTGGCCGTGTTGATGTGTATGACAGATACAACAATAATTGGGTGTTTAGCGAAAGTTTGCCAATGGATAATACAGCCGATGACCGATACGGTTACAGCGTAGCAATTGGAGCTAACCATGTATTTGTTGGTGCACCTAGTGCAATTGACCGTACAAAAGCTGCCGGCGTAATCTATGAATATAGCAAGTATGAAAATAGATACAGTTGGGAAATTTTACATAAAGAAATTAAAAAAGTAGATTTAACTAAAATTAAATCAGCATTCTTATACAATAAAGAAACCAACAAGTTAATTACATACCTTGATGTTATAGATCCAGTACAAGGAAAAATTCCAGGTATTTCTGAACAAGAGATCAAATATAAAACATTTTATGACCCAGCAACTTATAGTGTTGGTAATAGTGCAGTTAATGTTGATGACGGTATGGCTTGGACTAAAGAGCATGTTGGCGCATTATGGTGGGATCTAAGTACTGTTAAATTCTTAGATAGTCACGACAATGACACTGTTTATAGAAATAGTTCTTGGAATACATTGTTTCCGGGTTCGAGCATTGACATATATGAGTGGGTAGAATCATCTTTATTGCCAGCAGGTTGGAATGCACAAGCTGACACTGATACTGGAATAACACTTGGCATCAGCGGCACAACCTTATACGATAATTCAGTGTATAGTGTTGAGAAAAAATATGATAATGTAAGCAAGTCATTTAGAAATACATATTTCTACTGGGTTAAAAATAAAGCAACAGTTCCAAACATTGCTACTAGACATATATCTGCACAAGATGTATCAGAGCTAATTGCAAACCCACGTGGACAGGGATATAAGTTTTTAGCAATTACTGGAACTAATTCTTTTAGCCTTGTAAACGTTAGTCCGTTGCTAGAAGACAATAATGTGGTATTATCAGTACAATACTGGATAGCTGACCACCAAAATCAAAGCGTACATAGTCAGTGGAAAATTATCAGTAGAAACCCAACTACTATATTGCCTCAAAGCATTGAATTAAAATGGTTTGATAGTCTATGTGGTAAGGACGAGCAAGGACGACTAGTACCTGATCCAGTGCTAGCACCAAAAATTAAATATGGTGTTGAAAATAGACCTCGCCAGAGTATGTTTGTTAATCGATTTGAAGCCTTAAAACAACTATTTGAAAAAGTAAACATTGGTTTATCAACCGAACAGATCATAGGCCAAAAGAATATTAGTTTATTAGAATCGCATGACCTTGAGCCGAATATCAATTTAGGATTATATGATGTAGTATTTGATACCGATGCTGAGTTACGTTTTGCAAACGTAGGAAGATTTAAAATAGCAGAATTAATACCAATAATTGTTAATGGTGCAATAACTGGAGTTACTATTGTTTCAAAAGGTAATGGTTATGTTAACGCACCATATGTTGATATATCAGGCAACGGCGTAGGGGCTAAAATAAAAGCAATTATTAACACTAGAGGACAAGTCACAGGTGTAACAGTCATCACATCGGGTGAAGGGTATACTGATGCAACAATTATGACATTGAGATCCTACTGTGCATTAGTGCATTCTGATTCTCAAGCATTAGGCACATGGAGTATATATTCATATGATCTTTCTACATTCCAATGGTCTAGAATTCGATCACAAAGCTATGATACTAGAAAATACTGGAATTACATTGACTGGTATGCAACGGGATATAATGCATATTCTCTAGTAAATTATTCAGTGCAAACTTTTGTAGAATTAAATGCAGTAGAAACCTCAATTGGACAGCTAGTTAAAATAAATTCTACAAGTGAAGGCACCTGGCTATTGCTAAGAAAGTATGCCGACTCGATGTCAGTAGATTGGACACAAAGTTACGAAATTGTTGGAGTTCAAAACGGAACTATACAATTTAATTCTTCATTGTATACTTTTACTAACACAAGTTACGGATACGATGGTTCAGTGTATGACGGAAATATATTTGACAATTCTGCATCTATTGAGCTTAGAAATATTTTAACTTGTTTAAAAAATAATATTTTAATTGATACACTACGCCAGCAATATTTAGATTTATTCTTTTCTTCAGTTAAGTATGCATTTGTTGAACAAAATTATATTGACTGGATTTTTAAAACAAGTTTTGTAAAAGCTCAGCACAATGTTGGCGAACTTAAACAACCGATAACATACTCTAGCGATAACCTAGCAGATTTTGAATCATATGTTTCCGAAGTCAAACCTTATAGAACAAAAGTTAGAGAATATGTTAGTTCTTACTCTAAAACTGATAAGAGTCAGTTGTCTATAACTGATTTTGATATACAACCAGTATACTATGACGGTGCATTACAAGTAATTGATGCTAGAGTAATAGATGATGTTATCCAAGTAGAACAAAACGCATTAATACAAGAATATCCGTGGAAGCACTGGGTTGACAATGTTGGATACACAGTAACTGAAATTAAATTAGTTGATGGCGGCTCTGGATATCGTATGGAACCAGTTGTAAGATTTTCAAATATTTCAGGTAGCGGTGTTAGTGCTCGAGCATTAATAGCCAATGGAAAAGTTAATAGAATAATTTTATTAACAAAAGGTTCTGGATATCTAAAAGCACCCGTTGTACTAATAGAAGGTGGATTAGCAGAAGGCGGAGTCTCAGCTACCGCAGTTGCAATAATTGGAGATAGCCTTGTCCGTTCTAATTTAATTAAAATAAAATTTGATCGACTAACACAAAATTATTTTATCACACAATTAGAAGAAACCGAAACATTTGTAGGAACCGGAAGTCGTTTACAATTTCCATTAAAGTGGGCACCTGACGTAAGGATCGGTAAAGCAGTAGTTACTGTTAACGGTGTAAGCGTGTTACGGGATGATTATAAATTAAAAATAGTAAAATCAACAGCTAGAGGTTATACATCTTATGCAGGATCAATCACTTTTGACAAGGCCATTGAGAAAAATATTGTTGTAGTTGTAAATTACATTAAAGATTGGTCATTATTAAATGCCGCTGATCGTATCCAATATTTTTATAACCCATCATCGGGTGACATTGGTAAAGACTTGTCTCAGTTGATGACAGGTGTTGATTACGGCGGCGTAATTATAAACGGATTAAGCCTAGTAGAAACTGAAGGATGGGATAGTGTACCATTTAATAATGACAAATGGGATAGTGCAGACTCTACGTTCGATGATTACATTGTTACAGTTGCAGCCAATACACACTCCTTTACATTACCATATATTCCCAAAGCTGGTACTATAATTAACTTGTATTATATCAAACAATACAGCGTAGAATATGTGTCAAATGGTGTTATTCTCGATTACCAATACGATCCATATGCTACATCGTTATCAGTATATGTTGATTATACAATTACTACTACCGCATTAAACATTAAAGGTAATACAACATTAATCATTCCTAACACTAGCGTAGTTAAAGAAGGGGATGTTGTAACAACGGCATTATCCGGAGTGTTTAGTTATGGTACACGAGTAGAAAGTATTGTTAATGGCACAACGCTGAAATTAGATCAAATTTTGTTTGATGACATTGCCAGTGGAACTAACATTACATTTAGAAAACCGTTAGTGAAGAATATTGACTATACAATTAATGTTATTGGTTTATTAACACTTACCGAAGCCGCTACCAATAATTCTACTATAATAATTACATCACCTCTAGACTCTATTCGTTTAGATGATCCAGAATACAGTTCTGTTAGTTTAGGTGATTGGCTACCAAGCAATAGTTATATAGTTGGCAATGTTGTTACTGTTAAAACAAATAGATATGTATGTAAAACAGTACACACCTCGTCTCAGGACTTTTTAACAGATACATCAAGCAAGTGGAGATTAATAACTCCAACAGCAATTATTGATACATTTGTTGGGAACGACGAAGACGATACAATTACTATTAATGGTTCTTACCAAGTAAATGCAGGTGATAAGTTTATCTTACGTAAAAATACTAGCGACGGTAGTATTAAACCTCAAGAAAATGATTATGACACAGCATTAATTGGCGGCGACTTAGCCTACCAAAGTGCAACCGGTCTTCGCGCAGAAGACATCATCGTCGACGGTGACGGCTTTGTAACACCAACAAGTAGTCCGGCAACTGAAGAAGTTGTTCCGGGACATGTATTTGATGCAGTTTCAATTAAGGTATATGATAGGCCAACAACTGGCTCAGCGAATATTAAAGTTAATAACTATGTTGCTGACGGAATCACATACGAATTTAATATTGGTCAACAAATTAACAGCAGTCAAGCAGTAATTGTAAAAGTAGATAATGAAATTAAAGATGTACGCCGCACAATTTTAACACCCCCACCGCCAACAACTATCGGTGATTACGATGTTAATTTTGTTAACGATAAGATAATATTCAATGTTGCACCGGCAGCAAAACAAATTGTTACAATTTATAGTTTTGGATTTAGTGGAACAAACATTTTAGATCTTGATTATTTTGTTGGTAATGGCACTACACAAGAATTTATTACTAAAGCGCCGTGGCTGTCAGACCTTACTTCGTTGGTATATATTGACGGGGTTCCTACATCAGTTGAATTATTTGAAACAGATCTAAGTTATGAAAGTAATAAACGAACAGGTTTACGATTTAATGTTCCACCACCAGCTAATTCAATAATTAATTTTATTGTGGTTAGCGGAATAGAACAAACATTTGCAATAACAACAACTGAAAAAATTGCTACTGACGGTCGAGAAAATCTTGGTCCGCCTCCATTAAGCACCCCATTAGGTACTTCGACTTATTCTTTAGAAAATAAAATAGGTGATTCTAAACCTGTAGAATCTAATATGATTGTTAGAGTAAACCAAGAAATATTACCAGCGGCAAACAACAGTTATTATAAAGTTGGCGGAAAAAATGGACAACAATTAACTTACATTATTGATGAAAATAAATTTAAACCTTATACATTAAATATTACAGACATTGTAGTTTATGTTGGTGATGTCATGTTACGTTTAGGTCCAGATTTTACAATTGATCTAAGCATAATAAATGTTAAAATTAACCGCCGTGTACGAGATTTATATTTAGGACAGACATTGGTTGTAAGTATAGTTCCAAATAGAGATAATTTAGGACAAAGTTATATATATTTGCCAGGTGTTAATAATACCCAACCACGAATTGTATTCAACCAAATATATACAGAATCTGATACCGTTGAAGTTATTAGTTCATATAAACATGACGTGTTAGATATCCAGAGAACTACTGTAACTGCAACTACTGATATTGTAGCAACTCCTAATACTTTAGAATATTACAATTATGTTGGAGTTACTAACGGTGTTATTAAATTAGATAGAGCAGTTATTGATGAGCGTTATGTTTGGGTAACTAAAAATAATACATTATTAACACCAAGTATAGATTTTAAACTTACTTCTGATAAACAATTTGTTAAATTAGCAGATGAACCCAACATGGGCGATGAAATTTCCATTATGACATATAGTAACAATGTGCTAGTATCTGGAATTGCATATATGCAATTTAAAGATATGTTAAACAGAACACACTTTAAGAGATTGAGTGCTAATAAACAAACGCAACTGTTACGAGATTTAAAATACAATGATGTGGAAATTTTCCTAATTGATGCTACTAACTTTGATTTGCCTAATAAATTAAATAATAAACCTGGCGTAGTTGAAATACGAGGCGAACGCATTGAGTATTTTGAAATTACTGGAAATATTTTACGCCAGCTCCGCCGAGGAACATTAGGAACCAGCACCCCATTAGTACACAACGCAGGTGCATTTGCTCAAGATATCGGGCCAGGCGAAACTATACCTTATGCTGACACTTTGACTATTGACAACGTTATATCAAATGGAACTAATACTGTAAACTTAACATTTGTTCCTGGAAACTTTGATACAACATGGGAATATTTAGGAACATCAATGTCCTTAAGTAAATCATTGGAACTAGCAAAATCAGCTGTTGAAGTATTTGCAGGTGGGATTCGATTAAAGAAAAATCCGTACAAAGTTTATAGTGTTGATGTTCATCCAGAAAGTCCCGAAGGTGATGTTGAGTTTGACGAAGAGTTTACAGTTAACAATCTAACAAAAACAGTTGAGTTAACAGTGCCTGTTGCGTTTGGTACTCGAGTTACTGTAGCAAAACGCACCGGCATTGCGTGGGACTCAACAAGAAATATTTTATATACTGATAATAAGGTTGCTGGATTCTTAAAAGCTGAGCCCGGCATTTGGTATACTAGTATGAAACAGATAAGTACTGTTACACCAATCATTACAACTTCTTTTGATAGTACATCAACAGGGTTTGACAGCACAACTATAACATTTGATCAAGGATAAAAGATGGCGCAACAACTTATTCAAACAGGAATATCGGCAAATGACGGGAATGGAGATACTCTTCGTATTGCCGGCACAAAGATCAACGAAAACTTTACAGAGTTGTACGATTCTGTCTACACATTACCAACAGCAGGTGTTGGTAGTGGTGGAACATTAGGGGGTGTTAAAGTAGACGGCACCACAATTACAGTTACCAACGGAATAATTACTGCTAACTATACCACGTATACATTACCAACTGCTAGTACAACTGTATTGGGCGGAGTTAAGATCGATGGAAGTACTATTACATTAAATGGCAGTAATCAATTAGTATCTACGCAGTACTCATTACCGGTTGCTACTACCTCCATGTCAGGCGGAGTTAAGATTGATGGAAGTACTATTACTATTTCTAACGGTGTAATCACTGCCAACTACACAAATTACACATTGCCGATAGCAACAACAAGTGTGTTAGGTGGCGTTAAGGTGGACGGAACCAGTATTTCAATAACTGATGGGGTCATATCGTCCAGTGTGCCAACAACGTCAAGGACAACCGCTAGTGTAACTAGCGCAAGTTTAACAGCAGGATCTAGCGGAACATATACAATAACTGGATTTAAGGGATATGCATTATTAAAAATACAAACTAGTTCTGCGGCTTGGGTAACATTATATACTGACACTGCGGCTAGAACTTCAGATTCGTCAAGATCGGAAGCAGTTGATCCGTTGCCAGGATCAGGGGTAGTTGCAGAAGTTATTACAACTGGAGCAGAAACTATTGTAATTAGTCCGGGTACAATTGGTTTTAGTAATGAAGGAACGCCAACAACTAGTATTCCTATCAAGATTGTTAATAAGGGTGTATCGTCTACTACAATTACAGTAACATTAACTGTATTAAAAATTGAGGATTAATATGTCTGATTTAATAGAATATATTGTAACTGCTAAAACAATGGAAGATGCTACATCTTTGCTTGACGATATGGAAACGTTAGGCGGCGATTTATATATTCCTGATAGACAAGTTGTTGTTACTCAACGTAGAGAAATTAGTAGGAACACGCATTTTCTTATTACCGAAGACGAAGCCGAACAATTGCGTAACGATCCGCGAGTATTGGCAGTAGAACAATTGCCAAGTGCATTAGGATTTGAAGCACTACCACATTGGACACAATCTGGTAACTTTGAAAAAAGTGCAACTATCGATACTAACGATAAAAATTGGGGATTATATAGAGTTACTGCCGGTACACCTTTATCTAATTGGGGAACCAATGGCGCATTTACACAAACAACGCAAACAGTTTCTACAACCAGTTCTGGTAAAAACGTTGACGTTGTAGTAGTTGATGCTCACATAAATTTTAACCATCCGGAGTTTGCTGTCAATACTGATGGAACGGGTGGCTCAAGAGCTATACAATATAATTGGTTCCAACATAGTGCAAGTTTAGGATATTCTACTACTGGCACATATAGCTACACAAGTATTTCTAGTAATCACGGAACTCATACTGCCGGAACTTGTGCAGGAAATACCCAAGGATGGGCTCGAGATGCAAACATTTATAATATGGAATTTAATTATGCAGGCGGCAACGGCCCACCTGGCTCCACCATTGACTGGTCTGTATTCATCTTTGATTATATAAGAGAGTTTCATAAAAAGAAATCAATAAATCCAGCTACTGGAAGACGTAATCCGACAGTGTGCAATAATAGTTGGGGATATTCATATGGTAACATTTCTCTCAGCGGAATTACATCGGCAACTTATCGAGGAAATACTACAGCAGTTACAGGAATAGATGCAACTAAAAAAACTACCTTAGAAGCTAACGGTGTACCAGTGCCCGCCGGCACTTATCTTTACAGAATGCCTGCAAGATATGCCGCTTTAGATGCCGACGTTGAGGATGCAATTGCTGATGGAGTGATAGTAGTAGTTAGTGCAGGTAACAGCTATTGGCCAACTGCAATAACATCATCTCAAGATTATAATAATAGTATGGTAATTGGCGGCGGCACATATTATCATTCTAGAGGATCTTCACCAAATAGCGATAATGCAATTTCGGTAGGGGCAACCGATACGGTAACGCAAGAATATAAAACAAATTTTACTAATTATGGATCTAGAGTATCTATTTACGCCCCAGGTAAAAACATTGTTAGCGCAGTATACGATACTACTGCCGCATCAGAGTTTGGCATTACACTAGCAAATGATCCAAGAAACTCAAGTTATAAATTAGGATCTATTTCAGGAACTAGCATGGCAGGACCGCAAGTTACTGGATGCCTTGCTTGTTTGCTAGAACAACAACCAACATTAACCCACGCTGAAGCATTATTATACTTAATTTCATCTTCTAAAAAATCACAGATAGCGTCAACAGGCGGCGGCGCCGGCGATTATACATCACTGGGTTCGGAATCAAATAACAGATATTTGTTTTATAAATTAGAACGACAGCTAACGGGCAATGTTTCTTCCCAAAATACTTATAAACTTAGAAGTGCAACAGGTGCTGTATACCCTCGTGTACGGGTAAGAAGTAGGGGCTAACGTTCAATTAAACTAGCAGATTATGGCACTAGATAAATATACTATAAAGAGAGAGCATTATGCAGAGTAAAGATACAACGGGAATACACTTAGAAGGTCATATTAAAATACATGATCCAGAGTCTGGCGAGATTTTTATCAATAAAAGAAATGCTGTCCACTATGAAAATATTAGTATTGCACTAGCACAAAGTTTAGCTAACAGCGGCCAGGGATTTATTTATAAAATGGCATTTGGTAACGGCGGAACAGCAGTTGACCCAACTGGTATTATTACTTACTTAACTCCCAATAGTTCTGGATCAAATGCCAGTTTATATAATGAAAGCTACACTAAGGTTGTAGATGACAGATCTAGCACAAATTCTGATCCGACAAGAAATTACATAGAAACTCGACATGTTACTGGTACAAACTACACTGACGTGTTTATTACTTGTTTATTAGACTACGGCGAACCAAACGGCCAACAAGCATTTGATAATACTAATAATAATGAAAGTTCATTTGTTTTTGATGAATTAGGTTTAAAAAGTTTTGACTCGACAGGAACAACTGATGGGCTATTGTTAACTCACGTTGTTTTTCACCCTGTATTAAAAAGTTTAAATCGATTAATACAGATTGATTACACCGTTCGAATTCAGAGCTTAACTGGCTTAGTTGGAGTATAACATGAGCTATAAAGTTCAACATACAGAAACCACAAATCCAAGTAAGCCACCAATTATTGTAGAAGACCAATCTCTTAATACAGATACAAGTGTTACATTTGTGGGCAAGAATTATCCAGGATATTCAAGGGTCATTGGTGAAAACTTTTTACATTTATTAGAAAATTTTGCAAAAAACACTGCACCAGTAAATGCAGTTGAAGGTCAGTTGTGGTATGATAATAGTCCCGGTGTTAATTTATTAAAAGTATATGATGGAACACAGTGGACCGCAGCCGGCAGTGTTAAAAAAGCAACAACTGCACCTAGCGTTGGTATTGTCGGAGACTTATGGGTTAATACAAATACCCAACAACTCCATGTGTATTCTGGATCAAATTGGTTATTAATTGGCCCTCAATATAGTTCGGGAGCTAAAACAGGTCCTGACGTAGAAACTATTGTTGATATTAATAATATTGATCATAGTGTAATGACATTTTATGCTAATAATTATAGATTAGCAATATTGAGTAAAGAATCGTTCACTCCTAAATTATTAATTACAGGATTTGAAACGATTGGTCAAGGCTTAAACATTAGTACAGTTGATACTACGAGTACAAGTTCACCTACAAAATTTTGGGGAACAGCCAGCAAAGCCGACGCATTAGTAATCAATAACGCAACGGTTGCTGCCGTAAACTTTTTAAGAACAGATGTATCAAGCATTACAAATGCTACAATTGGTGTAAGAGCTAACGGCGGCATTACAGTTGGAAGTGACCTAAGTTTTAACGTTGCAACTGATGCGGCATCAAACTCAGCAGTTTTATACTCTAAGGCTAGTGGTGGTAATCTTGATATACGTTTAACTCAAACAAACGGTACAATTACAAACGTAATCCGTGTTGATTCTACTAACAGAGTTGGTATTAACAATACTGCTCCACAAGAAGCATTAGATGTTACTGGCAATATTATAGCAAGCGGAGATGCTACAATCGACGGCGAAGTAACAGCAACTACTTTAAATATTAATTCAACATCTACATTTACAGATGATATTTCAACATACGGTCAAACATTAATTAATTATTTAGATATTGATGGGAACCCTACAACAGCCGCAGTAATATTACCCGGTAATAATACAGCTGATGCATTGTATGATATTGGTTCAGTCACCCGTAGGTTTAGAAACATTTATGCACAAGAGTTTGTAGGAAGTTTTAACGGTGCATTTACAGGATCATTATCAGGAAGCATTACTGGATCAGCCGCAAAACTTTCAAGTCCAACGACATTCCAATTGTTAGGAGACGTATCAAGTGATGCAGTATCCTTTGATGGACAAACTCCACAAACAGGATATCCACCAGGCGTAATTAAATTTACAACAACAATCAATCAAAACTTAATTACCGCTAAAGATTTAGCTACTGATTCATTAAGTGCAGACCAATTACTTGTATATCGGAGTGGAACTGGTAGCGGACTTAAGAGGATGAGTAAACAAACGTTTATTTCAACTATTCCTACAGTACCAATCGGCGCAATTTTCCCGTATGCTGGAACAGCATTACCTGCAGGATACGTATTATGCGACGGCGGAGAAGTAAAAATTGCAGATTATACAGAGTTGTTTGGTGTAATTGGCTATACTTATAAGCCAACAGGTTTAATAGGTAAAAATACATTTGCTTTACCTGATTTAAGAGGTAGGTTTCCGTTGGGTAGAGATAATATGGATAACGGAACAACTGTACCAGATAAAGACGACCCTACAATTTTATTAGATGCAGGCGGCGGAAGTGCAAATAGAGTAACATCAACGGCAGCTGATAATCTTGGAAACGGTTCTGGACAAGAAGAAATTGGCATTGAGGTTAACAATCTTCCAGAGCATCAACACACATTGCAAAGTGCAAGCCAGCGACAGTATTATGCAGGGGGAATACCGTCAGGTACAGCAGACTCAGGAACAGTTCCAGATCTAGGAGTATCAGTAGGAGCAACTGGTTATGGATTACCTAACAGTGGCGGTGTTGATTCTACAAGGCACGGTGATGCAATTAATGGTATGAATCCGTATCTAACTATAAACTATATAATCTTTACTGGTGTCCTATAATGAGCTATATTATAAACAAAACTGATGGAACTGTTTTAACAGAAATAGTTGATGGAACTATTGATCAAACAGCAACAGATTTAACCCTTATTGGAAAAAATTCTAGTAGTTACGGCGAAGTAATGAATGAAAATTTTATTCATCTATTAGAAAATTTTGCCAACACATCGCAACCTAATAATCCAATACAAGGTCAACTATGGTATGACACCACTGAAAATCGATTAAAAGTTTATAACGGAACACAGTTTGTAGTAAGTGGCGGCACAATAGTTTCAAATAATATTCCTATTTTAACTCAAGGTGACTTATGGATTGATAGTCGTCGTAAACAATTGTTCTTTAATGACGGAGTATCAACAATACTTGCAGGCCCAGCATGGACTGTACAGCAAGGTGTTACTGGGTTTGCAGTTGCTGACATACTTGATATTGATAACAATTCTAGAACAATTGCAACATTGACTATTGGCGGAGTACCTCTCGGTATTTTTAGCAACACTCAATTTGCTCCAAACATTGATAATGATTCTTTAGCAGGCTGGGAAGGACAAGAATTTAGTTTAACTACTACTTACATTAAAGGCGATAGGGTAAACTATAGGTCTAATCCTAATACTCCACCTAAATTAGTTTATCAAGCAATAGCTGATGTTATTCCTCCAGGTACATTACCAACTAATACATCATATTGGAAACAACTTAAATTAAATCCTGGATTTAATGCCGGCACTTTAGGAAATTTAAAATTTGATGTAATTTCTACAAGTGCAGATGCACTTATTGACAGTAGCGGAAACTTATATGCCGCAGAAGATTTTATTTTATCTCAGGGCGATTCAACAATTACAGGGCAATTAACTATTGCTAATTCACAACCTTTAGTATTAGGTGCAAGCAGTCAAACTGAAATACGGGTTGGAAATTCATCTTTTGAAATTAACTCAAATATTTCTGACCAAAACTTTCAAATTGGATCTAAAAATGTTAGTGCAGGAGTTCAGGCAAGTATTTTTGTTAATGCTAATGCTGAACGTGTTGGAATATACACATCTAATCCAGGACTAAATTTAGATCCTTC